TATATAATAATATATGGGAGCAGTTGTTAATCAAACGAGGATCTAAAAGTGAAGGTCTAAAATTTTGGTTACGAAAAGCAAAAGACGTTCAACCAGATACATTAATTGAAAAATATAATGCTCTTTGTAGACAAGCTGATGATCCTAAGTTTATTCCACATTTTGCTACATGGTTAAACCATGAGAGGTGGGAAGAAGAATTACCAGTAAAAAAAGAAACAGATAATTTCGGAGTACCACAAAAGAAATCACATAAGGATTATGTTGGTTTTGTAAAAAAAGGAATTCGTAGCACATCAATATCTGATGACATGGTACGTCAAATGCGAACAGAAAATTTAATAACAGAGGAAGAATTTAAACGATGGTAGATTTACGAGTATTGTCTCTAGGAGCAGGAGTACAATCAACAACATTGGCATTAATGATTGAACATGGCGAATTACCTATGGTCGATTGTGCAATATTTTCTGATACAATGGCAGAGCCAAAAAAAGTTTATGAACATTTAGATTGGCTAAAATCAAAAATATCATATCCAATTCATATTGTTTCTAAAGGAAATTTAAGACAAGACATAATAGATGCTGTTGATGGCAAATATAAATTTATGTCTATTCCTTTGTTTACAAAAAATGCAGAGACAGGAAAAAAAGGCTTACTTCGTAGACAATGCACAGCCGATTATAAAATTTTACCTATAAACAAAAAAGTAAGAGAATTATTAGGTTATAAAAAAGGCGAAAGAGTAAAAAAGGGTACAAAAGTCGAAATGTTAATGGGTATCTCTTTAGATGAAATTGTAAGAACGAGAGTTAACAGATTAAAATATATAAAAAATGTTTACCCATTAGTAGAATTTCAAATGCGTAGACATCATTGTTTAGAGTGGATGGAAAAAAATAATTATCCAAAACCACCAAGATCTGCTTGCACTTTTTGTCCTTACCATAGCAACGATGAATGGAAAGAAATTAAGAAAAACAAACAAGAATGGGATGAAGTAGTAGCTTTAGATAAAAAGATTAGAAAAGGTACGAAAAAGAATACAGATTTAGTTTATTTACATAGATCGGCAGTTCCAATAGATGAAGCTGACCTTGATCCCAATAAAGATCAACAAGATTTATTCAACGATATTTGTGATGATGGTATGTGTGGTGTTTAAATGTTGTCAATGTCAGCAAAATGCTCATGTTTTGCAATATAAAAAATATTACTGTGCTAGCTGCTACTTAAAAATATTAAAAAATGACCAAAAGAAAAAAGAAAATTAAAGCACCATCTGACTTTGGAGTACAAGAGTTAGTTAAAACAGAGGATGGATTAATCAGAAAAGTTGATGGCTCTAAACTTCGTATTGTATTTGCTTTAGATGGTAGACGATTAGAACATGAACATAAATCAGTATTAGAAAACTACTATGCCAGGAATTTACTTGATATAACTAATTCAGAGAACAACAGTAGAAGATATTGGGCAGGATATAAGTTTGACCAAATATCAGAGAATGCAGGAATACGACAAAGAGTTACTGCTAGTTTAAAAGAAAACTTAGGACAAGGCAGCAAAGAACATTCTGTCGTTAGTAGCATAGACAGTTATTCAGAGTTTCATTTTATCATTAAAGAGTTGGGTAATCATTGGCACATAATATGGCAAGTAATCGTAGAGAATAAACCGGCTAAGAAACAAATGGATAAACTTAGAGAAGCATTAGATAGGTTGGTTGAATACTTTAAAATGTAGTTCTGTATTTGTATCTATTAACAAATGGTTAGTAAATCATTAGAAACATATATAATCACATAAATTACGACAACAATTATAGCCATCTGCAAGGTGGCTTTTTTTTATATGAACGAACAGCGACTTTGGATTGCTTGTTTAGTTCAAGGATTAACTGATGCTTGTAATAAATTTCTCTGGCAAAGTAGACTAAACAGTAAGTATTACCAAGAAGCTCTTGATTGGGTTGGTGGTAAAGACTTCAAGTTAGTATGTTCCTTCGCAGGATTAGAGCCAGAGGATGTTATCCAAGCATACAACAATATTAACAAGCATAAGCATTATTTGACTGTGGAGGACATAAGGTATTTATTAAATGAAACTTTTAGCAGACGATCTGTTTTGTAGTGTGTTCATGGTTAAAAATCCGGAAACTGAACAATCAGAAATAATTATTAGATACTACAACTTTGCATCGGAGCAAGAAGCTATGGACTTTGCACAAACAATGAAGTCAGAGTCTACTGATGGCGATATCATTCATCCGAAGAACGAAATAACAATACACTAATGACAGTACCAGTTAAACAAACCAAAGTAGGTAGACCAAGTAAATACAGCAAGACTTTATGTCGTGAAGTATTAATACTCCTGGAACAAGGCATGGGAATAAAGAATGCCACGAAACAATGTGGGATTAGTTACAATGTCTGGAGACAATGGATGGACAAGGATGATAAGCTAAGAGATTTGTACTACAAGGCTAAAGAGTCTGGAATAGAAATGCTTATCAGTAATCTAGATGAACGCATTGAGGATGCTCTCGGCGATAAGAATATACCAATGTCTAAGGTTAAACTATTAGAAGTCTATGCCAAGAACGTACAATGGCAGGCAGGTAAACTATCTGCTAAGAGATATGGTACAGAGAAACAAACATTAAGTATTACTGATACAGATGATAAGAAGATAGAGATTAGTTGGGCAAGTGATTAAAGATCATTACCATCAATTTCATCTAAAGATACTTTAAGATCTTCTAAGACTTTGTATCTACTATCAATATCTAATGGATTAAGTAATTCTAGTATTGTATTTATAAGTTCTTCATTCATCATAAGTAAACGCTTTCGTTAAGGTTTTATTCCATAATAGACGGAATATTGATGAAATTGTTTGTAATTAGATAGAATTAATTTAGGTTGGTTATGATAAAAGGTAGGGATAACAATAAATAATTATAAGAAAAATAATTTTATTGCCAAACGTCTCGTGTAAGAAAAAAATATAAATAAATTAATAAAATATTACAAGACATAGTATATTATTTGTTGTTCTGCTTAATAAATTAACAAACTGGTCAGATATTGGTCATTTTTGTAAATAAATTAATAATTATTATATAAAATAAAATTGTGGCAACCCCACGAGGTCTTGCAGACTGCAAATGTAACCTATTTCAACACAAAACAAACCTCTTACGAATTTTTATGAAAAAGAAAAAAACTAAAAAAGTAACTGATCCCTTCAAAGAATTGGTCATCGCACTTAACAACAAAACCAAATACCCAGAGACAGCAGGTAAAGGTCAAGTTAAAGGCAATGACGTAGCCAGAATAAGAGATTACTTAAATGAGCAAGGAAGTAAGGATGCGTGAAAATTGTCATACCCTACAAACCTAGAGAACACCAATTAGAAGTACACAAAGATCTTAAACGTTTTAATGTGTTGGTCTGCCATAGAAGATTTGGCAAAACCGTGTTGTGCATTAATGAGATGCTAAAAAAGGCAATGCAGAATACCTTGTCTCGACCTAGATATTATTATCTAGCACCGACATACTCAATGGCAAAAAGAACTGCTTGGGATTATGTCAAAGAATATACAAGTGTCTTACCGGATGTGCAGTACCATGAAACAGAACTTCGCTGTGATTTACCGAATGGTGCAAGAATACAATTGCTTGGTTGTGAGAGACCAGACAGTTTAAGAGGATTATATATTGATGGTGTTATCCTAGATGAGGTAGCACAAATGCCACCGAGACTATGGACTGAAATAATTAGACCTGCTCTAAGTGATAGAGAAGGGTGGATGATTGCGATTGGCACACCACAAGGTCACAACAGCTTTCATCAGTTGTATGACCATGCACTACACCAAGACGATTGGTTTGCAAAAATATACAAAGCTAGTGAGACGCATATTATCTCTGAGTTAGAGTTAAATGAAGCAAAGGCTTTAATGCCAGAAGAGATATACGAAGCCGAATTTGAATGTTCTTTTGATAGTGCAGCTATCGGCAGTATTTATTCGAAAGGATTAGTCAAAGCAGATGAAGAAGGTCGCATAACAAAAGTACCTTACGATCAACGCATTAAAGTAAATACCTTTTGGGATTTAGGCATGGCAGATAAAACAGCTATCTGGTTTGTGCAGATCAAAGGATCAGCTTTTCATATTATCGATTACTACGAGGATAGTGGAGAGAGTTTAGAATACTACGCAACTGTCTTGGATGAAAAAAAATATATTTACGATACGCATTATTTACCCCATGATGCTAATGTTCGAGAAATAGGAACGGGTGTTAGTCGTGTAGAGACAGCACAGAGTCTTGGACTTAGAACATCTATTGTTCCGAAGCTGAGTATTGAGGATGGTATTAATGCTGTCCGGATGATCTTGTCTCGTTGTTGGTGGGATCACGAAAAAACAAAACATGGACTTGATGCTCTTAGGCAATACCGATGGGCAACCACCGAAAAAGGAGAGTTAAAAAATAAACCAGTACACGACTGGACTTCGCATAGTGCAGATGCTTTCAGGTACTTTGCAGTAGGCAACAATCAGTCAAGCGAATGGAATACTGAAATACAATATAAAAATTTAGGAATAGTTTAACGAATGGCAAAATTAACAAAAACAAAATTACTTTCATTAATATCACAGGAGATACAAAACTCTCTTGGATTTTATTCAAGTGATTTAGCAACACAACGAAAAGAAGCTCTTAAATATTATTTAGGAGAGCCACTAGGTAATGAAGTAGAAGGCAGATCAAGTGTTGTTAGCCAAGATTTATTAGAAACAATTGAAGCTATCCTCCCTAGCTTGATGCGTATGTTTAGCCAATCGGATAAGATGGTTAATTTTGAGCCATCCCAACCGGAAGATGTGCCATATGCAGAGCAAGTAACCGACTACTGCAACCATATATTTACAAAAGACAACAATGGTTTTGCTATTTTGCATTCCATGTTCAAGACTGCTCTTCTTCAAAAGAATGGTTTTTGTAAAATTTATTGGAAAAAGTCTATTGAACAGAAAAAAGAGAACTACGAACACTTAAACGAAATGCAATACCAGGCATTACTCATTGATGATGAGGTAGAAATCGTTGGTGTTGATGAAGTTATAGAAAATGAAACAACTTTTTATGACGTAGAAGTTAAAAGAAACAAAGATTATGGTCGAGTACAAATAGATGCTGTACCACCAGAGGAAATTTTAGTCTCTAAACGAGCAACATCACTAAAAGATTGTGATTTTATTGCACAACGAGTGATGAAAACGGTGTCTGAACTGATTGACATGGGTTATGACAGAAAATTAGTCGAAAGTTTACCTACTTCCGAAGAACAAATCTACAATACCGAAGCTATTGTTCGTAGAAGTTACGATGATGACACAACTAGCATGGATGCTAGTGTTGTTGATCCTGCTTTGCGTGTTGTTCAGATCACAGAATGCTACATGAAAGCCGATATGGATAATGATGGCATTGCTGAGTTACGAAAAATTACTGTCGGTGGTAGTGGATATAATAATTATACAATTTTAGAGAACGAAGAGATCTCCATGATACCATTTGCGATGTGTGTTGGAATTCCAATGCCTTTTCGTTTCTTTGGTTTGTCTTTTTATGATTTATTAGCTGACTTACAGCAAGTAAAAACTGCTGTGTTAAGAAATACACTAGATAATATGTATTTTCAAAACAACGCAAGAACAATTGTTGTTGATGGTCAAGCTAACCTAGATGATTTATTAACAGCAAGAAGTGGTGGTATCGTTAGAGTGAAATCGCCTAATGCAGTTACCCCAATGCAGACTCCAAACTTCCTCAATGATGGTTTGGCAATGCTTGGCAAGATAGAAGAATTAAAAGAACAACGTTCTGGAGTACCGAAACAACAAATGGGTTTAAATCCAGATACGATTAACAAGTCACATACAACAGCGACTTCGGTAAATCAGATGATGAATGCTTCTACGCAACGCATAGAATTAATTGCACGATGTTTTGCCGAAGGAGTCAAAGATATCTTTAAAAATATTTTACAAGTAGTGTGTGAATACCAAGATCAAGAACGTATTGTTAAACTAAGAGGAGATTTTGTATCAATGAATCCTCGTGAATGGTCAAACAGATACGATGTTACAGTACAAGTAGGACTAGGTACAGGTAATCAAGACCAACGACTACAAGTATTACAACAAGTTTTAAACGTACAAGAAAAAATGATTTCACAAGGTGGAATGGGCATGGTTACACCACAAACTATTTACAATACGTTAGAAAAGTATTTGCAAAATAGTGGTTATAAGGATGCAAGTCAGTTCTTTATTAATCCAGAGACACAAACTCCACAGCCACCGAAAGAACAAAAACAAGACCCGGCTCTGCAACTTGCTGCACAACAAATAGAATTACAAAAACAAAAAGCAATGGCAGACATGGACTTTAAAAACAAAAAATTAGAAGCTGACAATGTCGTTAAAATGCAAAAATTAAATTTAGACGAACAAAAATTAGCATCGCAAATTATTAAAGAGCAAAAAGTAAACGAAATGGAAAAAGAAAAACTAGCATCTAAAATTTTACAACAAGGATTAAACTAATGGATGACTTTATTCCTTTTGGTGTATCTAAAACTGCACAAGATATAATTAATGAGCATTTAAACACACCAAAAACACCATCAACAGATGTATTTCGTAATCCTAACTTTGATTTACGAACTGAACAAGGTTTACCACCAGATGCGTTATACCCAAATCCTTTACTAGATACGACACCACCAACTGATGCACCGGTAGATCCTTGTCCTCCAGGTTATATGTTAGTCGATGGTATATGCCAACCAATAGAACAATTTGGTCAATCATCCTACCAACAAGATAACGATAGAGATGATCCAGAAGAACGACCTTATATGTCTATTGAAGATATGAAAAATGCAACTGATGAAGAACTACTTGAATATTTAAAAGATGGTCGTTTAAGTAATAGTGCATTAGGTTTTTTACCAAGCAAAGGCAATTTAGTAACATTAAAAAAATCACAATTTATGCCACCATTATTTAAACTTGCTTTTGGTGGACAAGATAAAATGCGTGAAGAATTTATGTTAAGTGAACTGATGAAGAGAGGTTATTTTACAGGTAATTTTGATAAAAACCAAAATCCTCTTTTTGATATTGGAAATAAAAACGTCAATACAAACACAGGTGGAATAGAAAGTTTATTACCGGCAAACAACATGAATGAGCCAGTAACTGATGTGTTTGGAGACACTTATCAGCAAGTGTATAATAGTGGCACAGGCGATACAGGTTACACATTTACATCTGGAACTCCATTACCTGCTGTTTCGCAACAAACACAAACAGGAGTTAATTATGGAACAGGCAGAGGTGGAACGTCAAGTAATCAAATGACTGGTGGTGGAACTGTTATGATTGGTGGTAACGCATTCAACCCTAACACAAATCCAGAAGATGATTACAATGATGAAAGTTCTGGGATTTAATGGATTTAGAAAAAGAACAACAACGAGGTCATAGAGCAAAACAAATATTAGAAGATGAAATATTTGTGGAAGCTATACAAAAAGTTTCAGCAGAGTTAGACCAAGAATGGATTAACTCTCCTGTAAGAGACACAGAAGGAAGAGAAAGAATTTACATGATGAAAAAAATGTTAAATGTCCTTTTGGTGCAACTACAATCTGTAATGGAAACTGGCAAACTAGCAAGTAAACAGATTAACAAATAAGGAGAAATAAAATGGCAGACACGCCTTCACAGGAATCTGTTGTTTCTAAACCAACTTATACAACGCAAGAAACAGCAGATGCTTTCGCTACCCTTTTAAACAACGAGACTGCAAGGAACGAAGAGCATCAAACATCTGAAACAGAGGTTGAGGAAAGTAATCTTGAACAAGATACTACTGAACTTACACCAGAAGATTTAGATGATGAAGTAGTAGATAACATAGAAGCCACTTCTGAAAATGAAGAGACACTTTATGAAGTTACCATTAATGGAGAACGACAAGAAGTTACCCTCGATGAATTAAGAAAAGGCTACTCTAGGGAGTCAGACTATACCAAGAAAACAATGGAGTTAAGTGAAAAACGTAAAGACATTGAGTCTTTACAAGATAACTTAGCGAAAGAGTTAGACGCAGTCAAAAATTCTCGCAATCAATACGCACAACAATTGGAACAAATACAGTCACAATTGGGTAAAGAAGAACAAGTGGATTGGGAAACACTATACGAAACAGATCCTGCTGAGTATGTTCGCAAAAAAGCAGAGTCCGATAAACGTAAAGAAATGTTGCAACTTGCACAGCAAGAACAACAACGTATCATTCAAGAGCAACAACAAGAGCAAAAGAAAGTTTATGACGAGTACATTGCTAAAGAACGTCAAATCTTGTCTGAAAAGTTACCAGTTTACAAAGACAAAGAAAAAGGTGCAGAGTTTATTAAAAACTTAACAAGTTTTGCAAAAGAGAGTGGTTATACTGACCAAGAAATTGCTATGATGGTAGATCATCGTGCAGTTTTATTATTAGCTGATGCTTACAAGTATAATCAACTTCGTAAAACAAAGTTAAATCAAAATAAAGTTAAAAAAGCACCTCGCATTGTTCGTTCCAACGCATCCAATGTAACCCAAAGTTCCGATGACAAACAACGTTATGATCGCAGAATGAATAAACTGAAAAAATCTGGATCACTTCGTGACGCACAATCGGTGTTAAAAGAAATGATCCTAAACGAATAGGAGTTAATTATGGCTGTACCTACAAATACAGTAGAAACTTTTGATCGTGTTGGTATAAGAGAAGATCTAGCTGATGTTATTTACAATATAGCACCAACTGAAACACCTTTTATATCTAACGCAGCATCTGGAACTGCGGCTCAAACTTTACACGAGTGGCAAACAGATGGATTAGCAAATGCAGCAGCAAATGCACAAAAAGAAGGCGATGACTACACACTAGGTAGCAGAGCTGCAACAACAAGACTAAACAACTACACACAAATCTCTGCTAAAACAGTAGGTGTGTCTGGCTCTGACCAAGCAGTAACAAATGCAGGTCGAGGAGACGAACTTGCTTACCAATTAGCTAAACTTGGTAAAGAGTTGAAGAGAGATATCGAATTTGCAAATATCGGAGTAGAGAATGCTAAGGCAGCAGGATCTTCTGGTACTGCAAGAGAGAGTGCATCTGTTGGAACTTGGTATGGTGGAAACATTGCAGGTACTGCTTCAAGTGCAGGTAACTTTTCAACCAATGGTAGTCCATCAGCTTCCCCTGCCGGAACTGGTGCAACTGCAATTGCAGGTGGAACAAATAGAACTTTCACAGAAGCACTACTAAAAGCAGGTTTAAAAAAATGTTATGAACTTGGTGGAAATCCAGACGTTGTATTAATGTCTGCTTCTCACAAGCAACTAGCATCTGCTTTTTCTGGTGTAGCAACTCTATACAAAAATGCTGATGACAAAACTGTTATTGGTGCTGTCGATGTATATGTATCTGACTTTGGCGAAGTATCTTTCGTACCAGATAGACATCAACAAGCGAACAGAGTTGATATTTTGGAAATGGATAAGTGGGAAGTATCTTACCTAAGACCATTCCAAACTAAAGATCTAGCATCTTCTGGAGACAACGACAAGAAACTACTCTTAACTGAGTGGACTCTTGCAGCACGATCTCCAAATGCAAACTATGGAATTTTCAACTTAACTGCATAATTATTTGTAGTTTAAGGATTAGGAGGGGATTAATACCCCTCCTTTTTAATTTTTAACTAGAGGAAAAAACAATGCGTGGAATGAAAAAAAGAGCAAAAAAGAAAATGAAAAAATCTCCAGTATTTAATGAAGATAAAAAAAAATCAAAGAAAAGTAAAAAGAAAAAATAATGTCTAAAAAACTTTGGATTGATAATCCTAATGACACCAATGTTATTAAAACAAAAATGCACATTGACGAGTCAGAAAACAAATACCATTTTGAAGATGTCCAGGATGTTCAACCCATACTAGAACGCAACAAGTTTGAAGCTAAGAATGATTTGTATAAAGTTAGAGGAATGCAAGATGCAAAAATGTATAAAGTAGCATCTATCCCTTTGATTGTTGTTCAACAGTTAGCACAAAAAGGAATTATGTCTAATGCAGGTCGCATCATAGACAAAGATCGTTTTAAAAAATGGTTAAACGATCCAAACAACAGACATTTTAGAGTATATCAAGGAAATGTATAATGGCACTAGACACCTACGTAAATTTAAAAACAGAAATTGCAAATTATTTAAACAGATCGGATTTAACATCATATCTTGATACGTTTATTGATTTAGCAGAGTCTCGTCATGCAAGAGATTTGCGTGTTCGTGAAATGGAAGCTGTTGATACATCTATTACTACTGTTTCTGGTACACAATCTTATACGTTACCAACTGGCTATTTAGAAATGCGATATGTTATGTACCAATCTAATCCATACCAGTTCTTAGCTTACATGACTCCACCAGATTTTTTTCGAGTCTATAATGAAGGAGAAGGCTCTGGAACACCAACATATTACACAATAGTTTCTGATAAAATTTATTTAGGTAATATGCCAGATGCAGCACAAACTTTAGAACTTGGAATGTTTAAAAGACCAACTGCTTTATCTGATACAAATACAAGTAATGATATTTTAAATAACTTTCCGGATTTGTATTTATATGCAGCATTGAGTGAAAGTTCTCCATTCTTGATGGCAGATGAAAGACTGCAAGTATGGGCAGGATTATATAAAGAAGGAGTTAAAACAGCAAACGAGTCAGCACAAAGAGGTAGAACTTCCTCTGCTCCTTTGCAGATGTCAGCCAGTAGGATTGTATGATAGAGTTCGGTCAATTACAAGCCGACCTTCCAACGTATCAGAATAATGGTGCAATAAAGGTCGATAACGTTATTCCATTAGCTAAAGGTTACAAATCTTTTCCTCGTTTTGTAGCATTAAGTGGAACAGGATTAGGAACTACACCTGTTGGTTTATTTACTTCTTTTTCTGCAAGTGGATCAACTAACTACGCAGGAGATACAACTAAACTATACCAAATGGATAGTTCACTTGTATTTCAAGATAAATCTAAAGCAGGTGGCTACAACAACAGTACAACAGAAGGTAGCAGAGACTTTTGGGCATTCACACAGTTTGGAGCAAACATTATTGCAACAAATGGTGCTGATAATATACAAAAGTTTGAAGAAGGTGTTGATAGTGCTTTTTCTGATCTTGTTAGTATTAAAGCAAAATATCTTGCCATCATAAGAGACTTTGTTGTTGCCGGTTATACAACGGAGTCATCAACTGTTTACAACCAACGAGTTAAATGGTCTGGACTTAATGATAGTTCAACCTGGACACCTAGCCAAACAACACAGTCTGGTTTTCAAGACATTGTTGGAACACATGGATCAGTTCAAGCAATCGTTGGTGGAGAGTCTTTTGGTATTGTGTTCATGGAAAGAGCAATTTACCGAATGGATTATGTTGGTACACCTCTCATATTTCAGTTTAATAAGATAGCTGATAACATCGGAGCATTTGCTCCAAAGAGTGTAGCTTCTTTTGGTAATAGTATATTTTTCTTAGCACAAGATGGTTTTTATAAACTTGAAGGTGGACAAAAATTAACACCAATAGGAAAAGGTCGTGTTGATGATTTTTTTTTAAATGATGTGACATCAAATTTTGAAGGTGTCTGTTCTGCTATTGATCCTAACAACTCAATGGTAGTGTGGTCATACAGAGGAGATGGAGCATTAGGAACATCAACAGTTAATAATAAATTAATATGTTACAACTTCAACGTAGATAAATGGTCTACAGGTAGTGGTCAAGCATTGCACTTTATGAATAGTGCATCACAAGAAGCATTTACAACATTAGAGAGTTTAGATGTTTTAGGAGATCTTGATGGATTACCTAAAAGTTTAGACTCATTTTTTTATGATGAAGGAATTATTGGACTTGGTGCATTTGACTCTGACAAAAAGTTTGGAAAGTTTTTAGGTGCAAGTTTAGATGCCGAAGTAGACTCAACAGAGTTTGAAGGTGCAAAAGAGAGAAGAAGTACAGTTATAAATGCTAGACCAATTGTTGATGCAAATGGGGAAGATACAACTATTTCGGTTACACCGATTACTCGTTCTTCTCAAGCAGATGCAGTTACAGTTGGAACAGCAGTAGATACACAAACAAGTGGAGATTGCCCAATGCGATCTACAAGTAGATACCACCGACTTCGTGTAAAAGTATCTGGAAACTTTAATACTTTATCCGGCATTGATGTAGAAACAAAACCAGAAGGCAAAAGATAAATGGCAACAAACCAATTTCTTAATGTGCCTTTGTCGATGCCTGACCAAGCACAACATATACGATTAATAACTAACGTATTAAATAATACATTAGATGGTAAATTAAACTCAACAGGAAATGTTACACTTACAGCTAGTGCTACGAGTACAACATTAACTGATGCACGAATAGGAGCAAACTCAATTATACTATTCATGCCAACAACAGCCAATGGCAATACTGCAAAAGCAAATTTATTTGTTTCTGCAAGAGCCGATGGCACAGCAACTTTAACTCATGCCAGTTCAACAAATGCCGATCAAACTTTCGGTTATGTTGTTCTTGGATGATTACACAAGTTCCTAAAGAAGATTTACATATTATTTGGCAACAAGTTGAGCCATTAATAGATAAGGCTCTTGATGATACATACTTGCCAAAAGATGTATTAGATGGAATTCTTAGAAACAAGTTTCAACTTTTTATAAGTTGGGAGAACGATAAAGTGGAAAGTGCTGTTGTAACAGAAGTTGCAGACTATCCACGCAAACGTATCTTACGATATGTTCTCGCAGGAGGAAACAACATGGATAATTGGCTTGAGCCAATCCAAAACAAAATAGAAGAATTTGCAATTAACAATTATTGCCAAGCTATTGAGGTAGCAGGGCGAAAAGGTTGGTTGCGTAAATTACAAGGATTTAAACAAAATATATATTTAATGAGTAAAGAATTATGAGTAAAGGATCAAACCCAACAAACGTCACGACAACTACATCAGCAGAGCCTAGTGAATTTGTACGACCATATTTGACACAAGCATTTGACCAAGCACAAGATTTGTATGAGTCAGCAGTACCAAACTTCTATCCACAACAAACGTATACTGATTTTTCTCCAGAGACTGAAACAGCATTACAATTGGCAACTGCACGAGCAATTAATAATCCTTTACTTGCATCTAGTCAGTCAGAAATAAATAATATTTTACAAGGTAATTATTTAGATCCATCAACTAATCCATATTCAACAGCTTTGTATAATCAAATAGCAGGAGACGTAACTTCTGGTGTGCAATCACAATTTTCTAAAGCCGGTAGACTTGGTAGTGCAGCTAACCAAAGTGTACTCGCAGAAGAATTAGGTAATGTTGCAAATCAAGTGTATGGCGATCAATACAACAGAGAACGAGATAGAATGTTCCAAGCAACACAACTAGCTCCTCAATTAGCACAAGCTGATTATCAAGACATACAAGCATTAGGTGGTGTTGGTCAAACTAGAGAAGCGATGGAAATGGCTAAGATACAAGATGCTATGACTCGTTTTGATTTTGAACAACAAAAACCATATTACAAATTAAGAGAGTACCTCGCATCTATTGGATCTCCTTATGCACAAACAACAACTAAGACTGAGCCAATTTATAGAAACACCGGTGCAGGATTACTTGGTGGTGCAATGCAAGGTTATCAACTTGGTCAAAACTTTGGCATGGGTGGTCTAGGTGCAATCGGTGGTGGATTACTTGGAGGATTTTTATAATGGTAACTCCTTTTTATGGTGGAAGAACACCAATTACACCTTCTGCAAGTGGCATAAGTGGTCGTAGAATAGAAGATCCAAGACAAAGTGGAACTGGTGTAGCTAGAGGAATGTTTAATGGTGTACCACAACAACAAAGATCATTTAGTGCATTAAATTATGCTCCAATTAATGATAAAAATTATAGTGCTATTTATGGTAACAGTAGTAACCCTTACATACGAAATAATTTAACAACACCTTCTAATAGACAACCAGGTTTAGGCATTGCTAATCAAGGTTTAATGTCATCAAACAGACAACCAGGTATGTCTAGTACTAATAACAGAACAGGCACAGGTGGAACTGCTACACCACCAAACTTTAAAAACAATTTATTAAATTATCTTGTTTCTCCACAAGGTAAAGGAATGGCACAAGGTTTGTTAGAAGCTAGTGGGTATTCAAAAACTCCTGTTAGTTTTGGTCAAGCATTATCAAGAGGAATGCAACGAAGTAATGAAGCACAGGCACAAGCACAAGCATCACAATTAGCTAGGGATAAATTTAATTATCAAAAAGAACAAGATATTTTAAATAGATCATTAGAGTATGCAAAAATTAAACCTGCATCTGTTCCACAATTACAGCAAAACATCAGAAAAATGTTAGAAGCAAGAAATTTAAAACCTGGCACACCAGAATATGATATTGCATTTGCAGGAGAAATAGAAAAATATTTATCAAAAACTAATTCGACTACAAACACAATTACAATGCCAACAGATAAAGGCGATGTTAAAATATATGAATTAGCTGCAACAAGTTTTGATAAATCTGGTGAAAAATTACAGCAAACAACTGACATAGCTATTACACAAAATACTAACATTGGTAACATGATGCGTCTTATTAGAAATTTAGATGAGGGAGATTTTGGAACTTTTGGTGGAGTTAAATTAAAACTACAACAAATGGCAAAACAACTTGGCGTAAATGTTGATGACATATCTGATAAGGAAGCATTTTTTACATTAGCAGGGGATTTTGTCATGTCACAAATTGCAAAAACAAAAGGTGCTATATCCAACAAAGAGATGGCATATTTTGAAATGATATCTCCAGGTTTATCTCGATCTAAACAAGGTAACATTTTGCAATTACAATTAGCAAAAGCAGTTAATGATTTTAACATTAGCATAATGGAAAAAAGAACTCAGTTTGAATTAGATGCTGCCGAGAAAGGTTTAAATAGTGTGCAAACAAAAAACCAATGGAACAAAATGTATATGGACATCATACAAAAAGATAATTCTATTCTTGGCACACTTGAAAAGAAAATGGAAAATAATATTATTAATACTGCTATTGAAGATTTAGGTGGAGCAGAAAATTTATTATTTAATGTTCGTAATGAAAAAGACTTAGATCAAGTTAAAACACAAATTAATACCTACTACGATGAGTTTGGAGAAACACCACAAGACTATAAGTTAGTAGGTTACACCCAAGAAGGTCATCCACAAATTATGGTTGATCTAGGAAATGATCGTTATGAATTAAGAACTGTAACAACAGACATGAGGAATTAGAATGGCAGAAGTATCTACAACTAAAGACATAACAAAAAGTATTGATAAAGGTCTTTTAAAAAGTTTTGCAGGATTACTGTCAGCACCAGAAGAAATTTATAATTTAGCAGGTCAAGGTGGTGCTTTTATTGAAAGAAAATTAGGCGATGCGACAGGATTAAAAATACCTGGATTAATGGACTCTGATGCAAAGTATGAAAGAACAGATATTCCTTTTTTACCTTCTTACGATCAATCATTAGACTTCATGCGTAAATCTAAAGATTTAGAAACAGGAATGCCAAAAGTTGATTATGAAAGCCAAACATCAGCAGGAAAAATTATTGGTAAAGGTGTTGAATATGGAACTGGTGGTGGATTGTTTACTGGTTTTAAAAAAGCACCAACTATAATTGCCGGATTGTCTGGAACAGCAGCACAAGGAGTAGAGGAGACTGGTTTTGTAAGTGAAGGTCAAGGTTGGAAAGTTGGTTTAGCAATAGACATTATCGGCAACGTTGCTACTGGTATGGTAAAACCTAATGATGTTAAAAGATTACAAACGTTATTAAAAGATTTAGAAAATAATGGACAACTAAAAGAAGTACAAGAAATTATAACACTTGCACAGCAAAAAGGTATTAACTTAACAGTACCAGAAGCTATTGCCGGAGTAACAAATAACAAATCAGTTATGCAGTTAGCTGACAATGTTGCATCGACAGAAGGTGGTGGTGCAATTATAAGTGCTTTCACAAAAAATAGATTTCCTCAGTTATCTGATGCAAATAGAAAATATTTAAACGATAATTTTGGCAACGTAGATATTGATGCCATTGATCCTAAAATTATAACAGATAATTTTGTTAATACTCTTGTTAAAGCACAAGATGATATTGCTGTTGCAATAAACAAACAAGCAAGAAATTTAAAAAATGGTGGTTGGGCAAAGTTTGATGAAGGTAACTTTAGCACAGAAACTATGGGTAGTTATATGCAGGGCTTGGTTAAAAGAATACAAAGTGGTGATACTGCAAATGTTAATCTAATTAAAGAAAATATTTTAAATAAAATAACTACAGCTAATAAAAGTGATCTAGGTATCACAAACCTTAAAACTATTTACGATCAAGGTAAAGATGTTGTTAATGGACTTCGTAAAGAAGGAAACAAAGCACAAGCCTTTAAATTAGATACAGAACTTAATATTATAAAACAAGTTCTTGATAGTAATGAATATTACAAAAGAGCAAGTGAGTTTACTGTTAGAGCCAATAAACTTATGGCAGATAAGTATGATGCTTTATCTATTGGTGGACAAATTAATCCAAAGAACGCACCTTCACTAGATCGTTCCATGAATACAATTAGAAGTGTGTTGTTTGATGAAAATGTTAGTTATATTAACATACAAAAACTTTACAAAGAATTAAACAAAATAGATAAAAGTTTATTTCCAGAAGTATCACAAATGTTGTTTGCTAAAAACTTTAGCAAAGTAATGACTAAAGCAGATGATCCTCTCGTTGGATTAAAATTTTATAATCAAATGATGGGCAAGAATGTCAAACTGACAGAACAAATGGTTAAAGGATCAGCTATTGCACAAGGTAAAAATCCAGAACAAGCCTGGAAAGGTTTTAGTAAAATGATGTTGGTTTATAAATCCTCTGGCATGATACCAAAAATAGGATCGCCAACAGCTTCTAGGCAAGAGTGGATTGAACAAATGAAACAATTAGGCATACCACTTGAAAATGTAGATATAACTAGACCTGCATCAATATTGCAAACTTTAAAAAACAATATTTTTAATAAAAGAGTAACAGACTTAGCTAATGCTTTTGTTAGTCCTAATGGTTTAGAAGAATTAGTAAAAATATCTAAAGCTAGTAGTTTTAAACAAATACAAGCTAACATGAATGCTCTGTTAGGTATTGCACCTCTAGAAGTTAAAAATAATCAAACACCAATGGATCAAGAAAAAATGATTAAGAAGAATGAATTAGAATTATCAACAGGAGTACGATAATGACTGTCTCAAATTACAGCACAACATCATCAAATAATACATCAATAAATAGTATTAGTATTGCAGAAGGAATGCCACCTTCTAACGTCAACAATGCTATTAGAAATGAACTATCAGATATAAGAACATACTTAAATGATAAAGAATGGTTTATTGTTGGAGATAGAGATGGAAGCTGTACGTTCACTAGAGCAAGTTCAACATCGGTAACAGTAGCTTCAACAAACGTTACATCAGACTATCATGCTAAAAGACGAGTTAAGATAGTTGGAAGTAATACAGGCACGATTTATGGTATTGTTGCTTCTTCCTCGTTTTCTACTAACACAACAATTAATTTTACTTTTGATAGTGGCTCTATTTCTGGAAGTGACTCTACAGTCGATGTTTATGTAGGATCTCCATACACTAATCCAAGTGTACCTGTTGTTGATGAAGATGCTATGGGTAGTGACTCAGCAGTTCTTCCTCCTTCTCAGCAATCAGTAAAAGCATTTGTAACCTCTGGTACTGTTACAATGACTAATAAGACTCTAACAAGTCCAACTTTAACAAGTCCAGTTCTTAACACATCATTATCTGGTACAGCTTTTAAAGATGAAGATGATATGTCAAGTGATAGTGCTACAGCAGTTGCTTCTCAACAAAGTATAAAAGCATATGTAGATACGCAAGTAGGTTTAAGCGACCTTGATTACGCAGGTAATAGTGGAACAGGTGCAGTAGATTTAGACTCACAAACATTTACTTTAGCAGGTGGTGAGGGAATAGATACCACAGCTTCAGGACAAACTTTAACAATAGCAGGTGAAGATGCTACAACAAGTAATAAGGGTATCGCTTCTTTTAATTCTGATAATTTTTCTGTATCTTCTGGTGCAGTAACAATTAAAGATGGTGGAGTAGCAAATGCAGAACTCGTAAACTCATCTATAACTGTAACTGATGGATCAAATTCAACAGCAACTTCTCTAGGTGGCACAATTACTTTCTCAGCAGGTGAAGGTTTAGATGTAGCAGAGTCTAGTGGAACAATTACTTATTCTGGCGAAGATGCAACAGTATCAAATAAAGGTATTGCATCTTTTGATACAAATAACTTTAGTGTTTCTAGTGGAGCAGTAAGTATTAAAACAGCAGGTGTTGGCAACACACAAGTTGCGACAGGAATTGATGCTACTAAAATTGCAGATGGAAGTGTAACAAATTCTGAATTTCAATACATTGGTGGTTTAACAAGTGATGCACAAACGCAATTAACTAGTAAACTAACTGCAAGTAATAACCTTAGTGATGTTTCCTCTGCTTCTACTTCAAGAACAAATCTTGGTCTTGGCACAATATCAACACAGGATAGTAATTCAGTTTCTATAACTGGTGGCTCTATAAGTGGTTTATCTTTACCAACAGCAGACACCGAAGCAAGTTCAAAACTGTATGTAGATAATGCAATCGCAGGAATGAGAACAAGAATTATTACTAAAGTTGCTACAACAGGTAATGTTAATTTAACAAATGGTTTAGAAAACGGAGATTCTATTGATGGCATAACTTTACAAACTGGCGATAAAATTTTAGTTAAATCACAAACAGATGCAACAGAGAATGGTATATATATTTGTCCTAGTTCTGGTACTGCTTCAAGAGATACGAATTATGACACAGTAGAAGAACTCGCAGGTCAAATGATTGTTGTCCAACAAGGCTCAACAAATGCAGATAAAATATTTTTATGTACTACTGATAATTCTGGCTCAATAGGAAGTGTAGATATTGTGT